ATTATCAACGAAGATTATAATATTACTACACTAGATGTACAATCGGATAATGAATGGATAGCAGATGCTGTATCTACAGCTTTACCAGGAACTAGTGATCCGGTACTAGACTTCACAGAAAAGAATCCATTTGGAGAACCCACGGAGAGTTTATAAATGTTAGGGAATTATTTTTACAACGAAAGTTTACGAAAAACTATCATTGCGTTTGGTAGTTTATTTAATGATATAGTAATTTCTAGAAAAAATGCTGCAGGAACGGAAACACAATCTATGAAAGTTCCTTTGGCGTATGGACCCAAACAAAAGTTTATATCTAGATTAACACAAGATCCAGGTATCACACAGACGGTAGCATTAACACTACCTAGAATTGGTTTTGAAATTCAATCTTTTGATTATGATCCTTCTAGAAAATTAAATCGTATAATTAAACAAAAGAAAGTGTCTGGCGAAGATGATAAGAAAACAAAACAGATGAGTACTCAGTATTCACCTGTTCCTTATAATATGAATTTTGAATTATTTGTTATGGCAAAGAATAGTGATGATGGTATTCAGATTGTAGAACAGATACTACCATATTTTCAACCAGAATATACGGTAACAATTAAAGAAGTACCTGAGATGGATATTGTACGAGATGTTCCTGTTGTATTGAATAGTATTGCATATGAGGATTCGTATGAAGGTGATTTTCAGACAAGACGAGCCATCATTTATACCTTTGCGTTTGTTGCAAAATCATATGTATATGGTCCTGTCACAACTGCGAAGCCAATCACGAAAGTACAGGTTGATACTTATGCAGATTTACCTGCCGCGGCACCGGACAGACATCAAAGATATACAGCAACAGCTGCTGCACCTGCTGATGGTTTTGATGATTTTGGATTTAATGAAACTACAAGTGAGTGGACATAATGAGTTACGGTAATATAGATAATGCAATTAATGATGCCTTAGGTTTAGAGAATAGTTTAAAACAAGAAATTGTTAGTCCTAAACCTCTTGTACCCCGGCCTCCAGAAGGTCTTGAAGATATCGACACAGACTACAAGTATAGTCGAGAAAACTTCTACAACCTCATTGAGAGGGGTCAGGACGCTATTACAGGCATACTTGATCTAGCAAAAGAAAGTGAACATCCTAGAACATACGAAGTTGCAGGACAGTTGATTAAGACTGTATCAGAAGTTACAGAGAGACTAGCTGATTTACAACAGAAAATGCAGCAACTAAAAGAAGTTCCAGATAAAGGTCCAAAGAATGTAACTAATGCACTGTTTATTGGATCAACCAAAGAACTACAATCACTACTGAAAGATAAGTCTAATGACGGTTGAAACTTATAAGGGCAACCCTAATCTAAAATCTGCACAGGTACGGCACGAATATACAGAAGATCAGGTCACTGAGTTTTTAAAGTGCTCAGATGATCCGATATACTTTATTCAGAAGTATGTGAAGATTGTTAGTATTGATGAAGGTCTTGTACCTTTTGATCTGTATCCTTTCCAGAAAGATATTGTGGGTACGTTTCATAAGAATAGGTTTACTATATGTAAGCTACCTAGACAGTCTGGTAAGTCTACTACTATTTTATCGTATCTTATTCATTACGTCATTTTTAATCCTACTGTCAATGTTGCGATACTAGCTAACAAGGCATCTACTGCAAGAGATTTGCTTTCTAGATTACAACTTGCATATGAACATTTACCTCAATGGTTACAGATGGGAGTGATGAATTGGAATAAAGGTTCTTTGGAGTTAGAGAATGGTTCTAAAATCTTGGCTGCATCTACTTCTGCTTCTGCTGTTCGTGGTGGTTCTTATAATATTATCTTTCTTGATGAGTTTGCGTTCGTTCCTTCTAATATTGCTGAGCAGTTCTTTAGTTCGGTCTATCCGACAATTTCTTCAGGTCAAACATCGAAGGTAATGATAGTATCTACACCCCGTGGTATGAATATGTTTTATAAGATGTGGGTAGATGCTGAGAATAAAAGAAATGAATTTGTACCTATTGAAGTTCATTGGTCAGAAGTGCCTGGTCGAGATGATGCATGGAAAGAACAAACGATTAAGAATACAAGTGAGCAACAGTTTCTACAAGAGTTTGAATGTTCGTTCTTGGGTAGTGTTGATACTCTAATATCACCACAGAAAATACAACAAATTCCTTACCATGATCCTATAGAGTCTAGTGCTGGGTTAGATGTATATGAAAAGCCTATTAAAGGACATCAGTATTGTATGACTGTTGATGTATCAAGAGGTGGCTCAAATGATTATAGTGCATTTGTTGTATTAGATATTACACAGATGCCTTATAAATTAGTTGCAAAGTTTAGAGACAATGAGATTAAACCTCTTATATTTCCTGATATCATTTATAGAACTGCAAAGACTTATAACGAATCACAGATACTTGTAGAGATTAATGATATAGGTGGACAGATTGCAGACGCACTACACCATGATATGGCCTATGAAAATATCATAATGACTCAGATGAGAGGTCGTCTTGGTCAGATAGTTGGTAGTGGTTTTGGTGATGGTCAAACCGATTTGGGTGTTAGAACAACCAAACAAGTAAAACGAATAGGATGTTCTAACTTAAAACAATTAGTCGAAGGTGATAAGTTGCTATTAACAGACTTTGATATTATTGCAGAAATGTCTACCTTTGTTCAGAAAGGATCCTCCTTTGAAGCTGAAGAAGGTGCAACAGATGATTTGATGATGTGTCTGGTATTCTTTTCTTGGCTAACAGATCAACAATATTTTAAAGAATTGACTGACGAAGATATCAGAAAAAGATTATATGAAAGTCAAAAAGAAAATATCGAAGCTGATATGGCACCATTTGGTTTCATAGATGATGGTGTACATTATGGTGAAGATATTGTTCCTTTTATGGATGATGATGGTGATTACTGGAAACCGGTAAAGGATTATCCAGATTTCTTTGATGAAGAAAGATTTTAAAGAATAAAAGGTGCCAAACCGGCACGGTGCAGACTTGCACAATTATGACATAAGACTGTCGATTCTTCTATTAGTTGTTCTGCTTTTGTTCGTTCTTCCGATTTGGCGGCATATCTATACACCAGGTGTCTTATCTTTTTATGGTTAGGATACCATTGTAGGCATACCAATTCAGCTTGTCCACAAGGACATTGAAGTCCTTTGAAACTATTTAATAACCATATTATTCTACTTTTTCGATACATTTGTGTCGCCTGTTTAGTTTTTATTATTTATAAAATGATACACTTGTATCCTTGAAGAACTAGTATTTTATAAATAACTTATATACAAATTGAATGAAAAATTATATTATTATTATTTACAAAATAACCAAGGAGAAAATAGAAAATGGTTGATCTAATTTCGCCGGGTGTACAAGTAAAAGAAAAAGATTTAACCACTGCTGTTAGAAGTGAGCCTACTTCTATCGGTGGATTTTGTGGTATTTTTGCACAAGGTCCTATTGATGAGGTGGTTACCATAGATTCCGAAACAACATTGAAAAATGTTTTTGGGAAGCCTAATGGTACTAACTTTCAGTACTGGTTTACAGCTGCTTCTTTTCTTGCGTACTCCAATACATTAAAAGTAGTTCGGGTAGCTCCTAGTGGTGCAGTTAATGCTTGTGTCAGTGGTACTCCCGTATTGATTAAAAACACTTCTCATTACATTGATGGTGACGGTTCTACTGGTCCTTATGGTGGAGGTGTCGCTGTTGGGTTGTGGGCAGCCAGAACAGCAGGTGAATGGGGCAACAGCCTAAAGGTCAGTCTTTGTACTTCAGCTGCTGCGTATTACGAGAATAATAAAACAACAGTTACACCAGCCGAAGCTGCAGGTCAGACAGTTATTAGTTTAACGTCTGCTACTGGATTTCATGTTGGTGATATTGTTGGATTTGAGGAAGCTGATGGTCAGAAATATAAAATTACTGCCATAAGCTCCAACGATATTACAATCGAAAGATACCCAGCAACTACTGCTACAGGCCTTGCTTCTGCTCTTCCTAATATGACTAACGTAGATCGTTGGTGGCAATATTATGAGCAATTCAGTGGTGCCCCAGGCACATCTCAGTATGCATCAGATCGTAGTTCATCTGGTGATGAATTGCACATTATTGTTGTTGACGAAGATGGTGATATTTCTGGTGTAAAAGATGAAATTCTAGAGAAGTGGGAAAATCTATCCAAAGCATCTGATGCAAAGACTGATGATGGTGCGGGTAATTATTATGCCGATGTTCTTTATAATAGTTCCAATTATCTTTACTGGACGGCTTTTCCGACCGGTGTAAGTGATTGGGGCACAACAGCTGCATCTGCTGGTGCGTTTGATGCAGCAACAACGATTGTTCACAGTAATTCTTTGGTAGGTGGTGTTGGTGGTTCTGTAGCACCTACTGAAGCACAGAGACAGCTTGCTTATACTAAAGCATTTAGTGATCCAGATACAGAAGATGTTAATCTTCTTATTTCTGGTCCTAGTTCTGTTGATAATGCTGGTGCAACAACTCACGGTGTCTTTATGACTGACTTGGTAGGAAAACGCAAAGATTGTATGGCGTTTATTTCTGCCGACCAATCTGATGTTGTGAATATTGCACAGTCTTATACACAGACAACTAACATTGAAGGCTTTTTTAATGGTCTAGGTAGTTCGTCTTATGTTGCATATGACAGCGGTTATAAAAAGATGTATGATAAGTATAATGATGTT